CCAAAGTCTTCGCAGACGATGGTTTGACCGTCAATAACGGTGTGCATCTGGTGGTTCCGGCGACCGCCGACTATCGTGTACGTGAAAACGTCACGTTTAAGTACAAGGCGCCGACACTGTTGAGCGATGGCACTTACACTCGCGACAAGAAGGAAATCACTTTTGTGATTCCGATGTTGCTTGCATCCGGTGCCGTTGTCTTCAACGTGTTTCGCATCAGCAGGGAAGTTCATCCCGAATTTTCCGCCGCTAATGCGACCGACTTCAATAAGCTTGCATCACAAATGCTCGCCGGCGATTCGGACACCGACAATTTCTGGGCAACCGGATCTATGGCGTAAGCCATGGACTGGTCTAGTCTCCTCACGGAGATTTTGGAGGCACTGTGGATAATTTTCTTAAGCTTATCGCAATGGTTTTGATCTTTGCCGTGATATTTTTCACGGTAGTGTCGAACCAGAGTGTGCGGCCCGCGGAAGTGGTCTCAGGGACTCCCTAGAGCCCTTTCTTCTCCTTTCTAAACTCATTGAAGGAAAACCGTGAAAGACGTAAAACCATTCGTTTTCGATGAATTCGCTTGGAAACTCGCGGATCATCTACTCGAAGACTTCAAGCCCTTCTGGTCTGGTCCAGACTGCGACGCTGTCACCGAAGCTTTTGCTTCTCGCAACGTGGTCAAAGTCCGCCAGTTGGCGTTAGGTGAAAAGGTTCATCAACCCTATCACTTCAAGATACTCTATCAGATGCTTTCGCTTCTGAAAAAGTATCAGTTTCAACATGACCTCCATACTCCAGCTCAGCTCAGAGAGGACTCCGTGAAGAAATTCATGGATAATCAAGAGCGGCTGTCGAACTTCGAGTTCCCAGACGACCCGATCGTGAGATCGATAGTTTTTGGGGCTCGTGGGTATGTGGACCAGATTTTGGGTTATTTTGACCCTCTGGAAGTCATGGATGAGGCAACGTTCGGCAAAAAGTCGTCCGTTGGCATACCTCTAACAAAAGCTTGCGAAAGCGAGCGTTTTGAGGCGCCTATAACGGGTTCTCTCGATCACATCACGTGGTATGACAAGATATTTTCTTCTTATCATAGACCTGGCCATTTATATGGCCAGCGAAGGGCAGTGCTTTCTAGCAAGCCACCCTACCGTGAAGTTGACGAGGTCGAGGCCGTTCTTGTCGACAAGACCTGGAAATCCCTTAGAATGATCGTTCCGAACACCACCATTGGCACTCTGTACACTGGTGGCCTGGGGCGCGTCATCGAGGGCCGTCTCCGAAGATACGGGTATGACATCAAGCATCTTCAAGATGCCCACGGTCAATTAGCTCGAATCGGCTCAATCACAGGTTCGCTTGTGACTGCAGACCAAAGTATGGCTAGTGATAACATCACTTGCCACTTGGTAGACCTTCTCCTTCCTCGCCCATGGGCATCCGCCCTTAAGCTTGGTAGGATCAGCAAGATGAGACTCTACGGCCGCACGCTGGACACTAAAACGTTCAGTACGATGGGCATAGGGTTTACCTTCCCGCTGCAGACTCTTGTTTTTCTCTGTTTACTCCTTGCGATCAGGGATCACTTGAAGCTCTCAGAGCAGACGGTGGTCAGTGTCTTCGGGGATGATCTCATCTACGATCACCAAATGCACCTTACGGTGTGTGATGTGTTCGGAAAATTGGGACTCCTAATAAACGAGGATAAAACCTTTAGTGAGGGGAACTTCAGAGAGTCCTGTGGTCATGATTTTTACCATGGGATAGACGTGAGGCCCTTCCTTCTCGGGAGGGCTTCTGGTATCGACGCTGGGAAGCGTCAAGCCGAAGCCTATCTTTACAAGACGGCCAATACGCTTTTGCGTCGTTGGTCGTGGAGTGAAGTTCCTTCGACACTGTCTTTCATCACCGGCCTAATAGCCGAGGTGAGATTTGGCGAGCCACTTGTGGTTCCGCTAGACTTTCCTGATGACAGCGGTGTAAAGCTCACCTACGAAGCGGCGAGAGTGTTTGGATTTCCCAAAACCCTGACACGCGACCAACATGGAACGATTAGATTCAAGTATCTTGCCTTTGAGG